GCTGGTATAGCGTCGTATAATTTCATTATATTAATTTTTGTGCCATTGCATTGGCCAACGTTTCATTATAGAATTTTTCAAATTGAGCTCCTGTCAAGTCATCAACTAACTCATGAACATCGTCGATATCGGTTATAGAAGTTTTTGTGCCCGCTACTAAATCTGCTAATTCAGCTATTTTTTTAAGCTTTTTCATATTGTTAGAGCGTTTCATAATCATATTCCATACTCTTTTTCTAGCAGCGCCGTCTAATGCAGGATTACCAAATGCATATTTACCTTCTTTAACTTCTTCTTTTTCAGATTCTTTTTCGCCTTTATCTTTTGTAGGCTCTGTTTTAGCAGTGTAATTTGTATCAATCCAATTAAAAAACTTCTTTTTAGATTTATCATCTTCTAAGTCTCCAGGTTCTTGAATTTTAAATTTCTTCATTGCTTTTTGAAAAAACTTTTGATAATCAGCTCCAGCTCCTGCTTCTGCAGATGCTTCATTTACCATTCCATTAATGTCATAGTATTTAGATAAAGTGCTTCCGATATCTTCATAAGCAGACTCTAAACGCTGCTGAAGTACTGACATTTCAGATGCAGTCTTTTCAAATATTTTATGAGCTTCATCTAAATGCTTCATATGACGATTAACTGTATTAGCGTCAAACCAATCTTCAGTTTCTGATAAAGTTAATTGATGTGCTGCTTCAATTAATGTACTTAAATGTTTAGAAGTTTCTCTTAAAGAATGTGTTCTATAAATGTCATTTGAATGTTCTGCGAAGCGATATACAGCTTCTAAAAAAGCTTTCTTTTGCTCAGTGCTCATACCATCTACTGGATGTTGTTCACTTTCCTTAAGATTGATTAATGAAGCTAATTTAATTGTTTTATTTGGTTTCATATTTTCTAATTTAATTGACTCTGCGTTTATATGTAAAGCTGCAAGATATTTACGTAATGCTTCTTTGTTTCCGTCTGTGCGACCAACTAGCTTTCCAGTGTCTTTTTTATACACCGCATATTTGTCTCCTTGTTTTCTTGCTATATATGGCATTAATAAAATCTTGAAGTAAATTTACCGTTTTGTAAAAATATCGTTCCTAAATTTTTTCCATTAGACCCACCTTGAGGATGAGTATAATTAACGGATATATCAAATGAATAACCTCCAATTGATTGAGGAACTGTTCTGCAAGATATATCCAAAGTCAATGTGCTAAATAAAGCTTGCATTACCGGAGTGCGAATTTCTTTAGATAAATCTGCAGTGTAAGTAATTACATTTGCTTTGGTTTGATCTACAGTTACGGTAGCTATAATTCCAGTTTTAAGTTTTAAAACTTTCATCATTGCCTTTATAATTTGTTCTGACGGTTCTATAATTTCAACCTCATTTAATGACTTCTTAATTTCAGATTCCATTAATTGCTTAAATAGTCCCATATTATTTATTGTCAGTTAAAATGTCAGTAATTAAATGATTTACTTTTTCATATTTAGCAGCCTTATTATTTAAGTCTGCTTGCACTGATTCATGCATAGGTGCTAAAAAGGCTCCATGAGTTGATGGATTAGACACAAAGTCAAAAGCGATTAATTCAAAGTCTGATTGAACTTCAACTTCAGACTCTCCTAATTGTTTAACTGATCCTAAACCTCTAGAAGAAATACCTAATTTAATACCACACTTAAATAACTCTTTTAAGATGTTACCTGATGGAGTTGATAAAACTTCTACAGTTCCACATAAATCATTTCCTTCCCAATGCATCTCTGTAATATTATGAGATACGTTGTTTAAATTTACGATTGAAGAATCTGGATGATCTAATTCACCTAAAGCTCTTCTTTCTTTGATATTAATATCGTTATACTTTTTAGCTTCACGAATTAAAATATCTTTAGGGTAAACTCTACCGTTTTGGTTTTTAGCATCTGCTCTTTGCAATACACCTTTAACCATTAATCTACCGTTATTCTTTTCCATAGACTCATTGATCATCTCCGGAGTGATGTCAAATGTAATATAGTCTACTATTAATTTCTTATTTTCCATGTTAAGATGCTAGTTCTTTTAATTGTTTAGAAACTCTCAATAAACGCTCACTAATTTTAGTAAGATTTTCACGAGACGATTTCCAATAAATACCATTGTCTACACCCATTTCTTGTTTTAATCGTACATTATGATTAACAACTTTTTCAATTTCTTTTAACCCTTTATTAATGTAGTTAATTGAAGTATTGATTTTTTGTTTAGGCGATGCTATTGGATCTTTTTTATATTCGTTATAAGCAATCTCATTAATAAACATTTCTTTTGAAAGTTTTTTAAAGTCAGATTCTTCTACAGCTTCTTTTTTTACTTTTTTTACTTTTTTATAACCCAACATTTCAATAGTGTCATCTCCTAATTCACCAAAGGCATTAGGAGTATCGTATGCACCAGCTCCTGCTGATGTCGACATTTCATCTAACTCATCTTCTTCTTTGAAGATATTTTCAGCTTCTGCTGATTCTGTTAAACGAAACTTTTTAAATGTATCTAAATATGACATAAATTATAAATTAATATAATACTAATAACGACCCAGTTGCTGAAGCAGCTGCGTATGCCAATGGTAAATTATAAATTACGTGAGCTGCACCTGGTTCATGAAATTGACCGCTAGGATAAGTTACGTCTGAACCGTTAAATTTTAAAGATATAGATCCTTGAGCTAATATAATAAACCCAGCTGGATTAGCAAAGCTTCCAGTAGCAGTAAATGGATTATTTAATGATCCAGATACATGCACAACTCTAGTGTATGCTGATCCTGGGGTAGCTGAATAATATTGATTTGAAGCTACGTAAGGTGCTTGAGTTGGTTTTGCGTTTAAATTACCGTTTGCCATTGTTATACTTTCTTAAGTTCTTTGATTAATTCATGATAACGTAACAAATTCAATACGTGATTGTCTTTAATTGATTTAGCATTGGCGATATCTTTTAAAAGATTAGTTACCTCTGTTAATTTAATTTTAACTACTTTATCATCAACTTTCGCAGTTAATGACTTAAGATCTTTTTGAAGTTTAGCTACTTCTTTATTAATAAACTCTTTTAATTCAGCTCCTTCAGATACTGCATTAATATATTGTCTTAATAAACCTTTTTGTCCTTCGTTTAAATTAGAATATTTTTCATTGAATCTATCAACTAAAATCTTATAAGATAATAAACGAACTTCTTTATCTTGTTTGATAAAGTCAGCCATTTCATTTATTTGAGTTGGCTTTTTAACATCATTACGAGTAATGTGTTCTACAATAGTATATCTGTTATTTACAGACTCTACTGGATTGTCGGCAATTGTATATTCGAATAATTTGAATATAGCTGCTAATGGCTTATAATTATTTACCTTTGATTTGAAAAAATCTTCTAAATTATAAGTGTCTTTGATTTCTTTAATCAAATTGTATTTTTGTCTACTTAATACGGCTTGATTAATATTTGATTTTGCAGCTAATACGGCTTCGATCAAGTGGTTTGCTTTATCCTCTTTAGAGAATTTTTCTTTAACCAAAGTCTGATATAGGTTAAGTTCTTTTGCTAATTCTGTGTTTTTAGCAAAATACTTTTTAATAAGCGGTATTGCCTTTGAATCATTATTATTCAAAGTATCCGACGCAACTTGTCGAACAAGCAATTCAAATAGAACGCCGGTGTTTTTAAACTTTGAGTGTTTTAAATTTTTCATTCAGGCTTAATGTTATTTTCTTAATAATAAATATGTAAACTATGATCTTTTAAATTATATCGTCTTGAATTATAATTGTTTCATCCATAATACTCGATTCTGCTAGTATTTTCGACTTTTTAGAAATTAATTTTTCCAATCCATATTTTTTAATAGGGTTAGTCGATTCATTTCTAGAGTTTTTCCATGCTACTTTTCCTATTGGATCATACCCTCTAGGGTGATCATGAGAATTGTATTTTACAGGCTCTTCAGGTCGACCAGCTCCAGGCCATCCACCTTCAGGTACTTCAGGAGTATTACGATTTTTAGATCGTTTATCATATTCTTTTTGAAGCTTATCAATACCTTCTCCAAATGGATTAGCATCTTCTTCACCTTCTTCTTTTTCTTTTTCTTTAGGTTTTGGGTTTGCCGGATCTTCGCCTTCTTCAGCTATTTTAGTCATTCTAAATGTATCTTTTTGATCCTTAATAATTCCCATTTCCATTTCTTCCATTTCATCTTCTGTTAAATTAAAGATGTTTTTAAAGATCCAATTTCTAGAAATAATTTTACCTTCTAACATTGATTTAGCTAAATCAACTTTGGTATTATATAAAGTTAACTTCTCTTGTTCGTAAATAGTTGAAGGAGAAGTCATAGTCAATTCAAAGTCTATTAACTCTGCATCTTCATATCCTTGAGCAACTAAATGCACAATAGCAATTTTAGTCAATTCAGAAATTATAATTCTTTGAATTCTTTCAATTGTTCTAGCAAAACGAACATCTTCAGCTGCTAAAGTAGCTTTACCTGAAATACCTTCTTCATATCCAATAAATGCTTTTGGCACTTTTAAAGCAGCCATCATTTTATTACGAAGATATTCAATATCATCAATACCGGTAAATTCCATACCAGCTAATGTATCAATTTCTGTTCCAGACTGTCCACCACGAACTGGTAGGAAATAATCTTCCAACATGTTTTGCATATTGAATTTAAGATTATACTCTCCTGTTTTTTCATCTACATACGGAGTCTTTCTCATGGTGTTCATGATTTTCTGCATGTAGTTATCAACTTCATTAGGTGGAATATTACCTACGTCAATTTTAAATATACGCTTTTCAGGTGCACGCATAATACGATGAATTAACATCGCATCTTCCATTAATGTTAATTGTTTCCAAACTTTACGACCACCTTCAATCATTGATTTACCATATGGTAAAAAGTTTGAATCTGTTAAGTTTCTAAAATGCGCTATTTCGAAATTTTCATAAGTGATATTTCCTCCGCCTAGCTGTTTGAATTGTACGTGATATGGATTATTAATATCCATTCCTTCCTCACGAATGATTTCATATGCTGACATAGGAGTTACATTGATAATACCGATTTCTTCTTGCACATCTAAATGCAAATATAAATCTCCATATTTACACATATTACGTGTCCATGGCCAAAGGTTAAATTCTACATTTAAAATATCATAAAATAAATTATGAAGTATTTTTTTAATGTTTTCGTCGTTACTGGTAATTCGCAATACATCTCCAAAATCGTCTTTCATTACGGTTTCATCTGCATAGATATCTAATGCTGATGAAATAATTGAATCTTGATCCATTACTTCATAATCTGTATACAATTCTGTTTTAGAAGAAAAGTAGTTATAATTAGGATTATAAGTATTTAATGAATTAGGACGTACGCCATGTAAGCGTGTAAAACGGTCGATAAACTTTGAATTATGTGCATTACCCAAAGATTGTAAGTGATCGTTATCAACAACTCGTAACTGATTTTTTCCAACTCTGCGCACTACCACATTATTATTGAATAGTCGTTTTAAACGACCGAATAATGATTTGTCTGCCATAGTGTGATTATTAAATTATTTTAAATAAATATCTATTTTTTAAAGAAGCCATGTTAAATCTTCATCTTGACCTTTTTGACCGGTGCTCATTGTCCAACCGGCTTGGTTTCTAGACCCTGCATTAGCAGAATATACGCCATTTCCTTTACCAAAATAGTCTAAAGTTTTCCTATTCAATTCAATGCCTTGTTGTCTTAATTTAAGGGCTGTATCTCTTATCCATAATCCAATACAAAATGATAAAACAAGGTCATCATTATAACCATGTTGTGCTTCTGCTTTTGAACCATTCCAAATAAATACGAAAAGCTCTTCAATTAATCGACGACTACGAATTACCGGAACTCTTTCTCTCATGTAAGTGTCTAATTTGGAAATTACCAAAGGACGAGTACGAGAAGAAGTTGTAAATCCAGGAGTCATTTGTGATGTATCTTTTAAATCTACATATCTAGCTAATTGTTGAGATACATCTGATACTTGACCATCTTTAGGAGAATAGTATAAATTCTTATAGCCTCTGTCTATTGCTACTTGAATAGAAGCCCAACCTACATTGGCATTTTCAATTACTAATAAAGCATCATTGTATTCTGTAGCAATATTAACTAGAAGATTTCCATAATCTTTAGTAGATATTTGGCCTTTGAATTCCGCTACTTGCGTTACTGATTCTACATCAATAACATGAAATGCTGAATAGTCAGCTCCATCTCCACGAGCAACGTCCGCTACTACAATATAGTCTCGAGAATAATCTGGTTTCTCCCAAATCCATAAATTTTCAGAATCTCTTTTTTCTATAGGATCTTGTATTGTAGTTTGATTATACCATTGTAATAAAGCACCATCAATTACAGTATGTCCAGAAGAAATAAAGTCACAATCACATTCTTGAGCTGCTCCTTTAGGTCCTAATAGTTCATCTTGTTTATCTCTCCAAATTTGATTTCTATCAGGATGCACTGACCAATGCAATCTAATAGTATTAAATCTGTTTCGCTTCTCTTCAGCTCCTACCCATGTTTTATGGAAAAAATTACCAGTACCATTAGGAGTTGATAATATAATAGCTCCACCTCCTGTTGCTAGCGTTTGCTGTGCTGATATCCAAATTTCTTCTACATTGGAAATAAACGCAGCCTCATCTATAATCAATAAAGACAATGCTTCAGAACGACCAGAGTCACCTGATGATGAAGTTGCTTTGATTTGAGACCCATTATTTAATCTGAGTGATAATTTATTATCTTCTGCTGCTGGTAATTTAAGCCATGAAGGTAAATTTTCATACATGACTTTTACCTTTAATACTAGATTTTTTGCAACCTCTTGTTTAGTCGCAATTACTAGGATATTTTTATCCCCAAAAAACGTCATAAGCCATAGTGCATAGCCTGCACTTAATGTAGAGATACCTAGTTGCCTAGATTTTAATATGATGTTATAATCGTTGTCTCGCAGGTCTCTTAATGCGGTCTCTTGAAATGGATATAAGTGAAATGGAATTTTACCTTTTTGAGGATGTTGGATCTGGCAATACTTTTTCATAAAGTGAACCGGATCCTGTAAACATTTCTTGTATTCTTCTCTTATAATATCCTTTAAGGATTGTTGACTCATAACTTATTTTTTAAGTGAAATCTTCCAAAGCATAGAACCTTGGATATATGTATTTAATTCAGAATTTGTTCCAATTCCTAATCCATACATATGGTCTTTTTTAGTTTTTAATATTGCATTAAATCCTATTGTAGTGTAACTAGGTTTTTGAATTCCTAATGAACCTCCTAAATATAATTGAGTTCTAGGTAATTCTTTTAAATATGTTGTATTGTTAATTACAGTTTTAATTATTTGTGCATTCCATTGTCTACCAACTAACCCATTTTTAGTAATGCTGTCTATTACAGAAACATATCCTAAACTATCTTTTAAATTTAATGTATCTTTGTAAACGTGCATTGCAAAATATTCTTTAATAATTGCAGCTGTGTCAGCGTTTGCAGGAATTTGAATATATACTGGAACATCTCGATAAATGTCTTTTCCTTGTTTATAAACATTGTGATTAACTGATACTTTTACAGTATCAATTTCACGTTTAATTACCTCATATTTTTTTCCATCAATTTTTAAAATTTCTTTACCATCTTTTGTAGTGGTTGAACAAGAACGTTGTAAAAAAATCACTGCAGCAAGTACAGCGATTATAATGTAAGAAAAATTCTTTTTAATAAATGTCATAATCTACCTTTTTATTTAATATAAATATAAAGGTAGTAAATATTAGGTAATAATTGCCGGGGCTGACGGCGTTACTGTGGTTGCAACTACTGGTGCTGGACCTGCTACGCCGGTTACTGATTGTCCTGGAGGAACGATTACTGTAGCTGTTTTAATATAAGCATCTATTGCGGTTGCTAAATCTTTTGCAAGAGTTCGCTGCGCAGCTGCTAAATCAGTTTCTCCAGTTGTCATTTTTTGAAATGCAGCTAGAATTTGAGCTTCTAAAACTGTGGTAATTAACATAAATTATTTATCTTTTACAGGACCGCCTACAATCCAAGCATTACATGTTCTCGAACCTGCACACTTAAATTTAAGCATTGTGCAATATCCTAATTTTCCAGCTTCTATAGTATTCCAAGCGTCTTTTTCAGCTCCTTGAGTATCATCTAATTCTGCCTCAGCTTCAGGAGCTTCTGGCTGTAACCATGAAGGTACTTCAGCAGCTTCCATTTGTTGTTCTGGCCCTTGTTCTACTGGCTTCTCTTCAGGAGCTACGTACTTTTCTCCAGATGCTAATCCAACTTCAATACAATTTAAAATTCTAGAAGTAATATTAAAAGCGGCACATGAATTACATCTTGAATCCTTAGCTTCTTCCATGGTATCTAATTTCCAAGTAGCCGCTTTATCTTTCCAAAATTTAATATTTGGATTGTTCGGATTCAATGGACCATATCCATATTTGTCAATAGCAATTTGACGATGTTCTAAATTAACCTCAACGTTTTGAGTAGCTACGGGGCACTTTGGTGCTTCGTCTTCTTTTAATAAATCTACTAATTTTATCATATTATTTTATTTTGATAATAGACTTTTTAAGCATATTATCTAATTTTTTATTTACTGATTCTTCTTGTATATACGGCTCATTATAATTAACAACTCCTTTGGAAATATTTTTCATTGCATTAACTGCATCATCAGTCTGAGGCATTACATCTCTTTTAGGTGCTCCGGCTACTGGCTGTGATGTTTTTTGCATTGAATTAATATTAGGTACTACAATACCATCTGCAATTCCTTCTGCTTTATTTACATTTGCAACTTTAGAACGAAATCTTTTAAATACATCAATACACTCTGGAGTGATATTTTTAATAACATACTCACGAACAAATTTAGCGTCTGCTTTTAAAAGATTTTGACCTTGCACGCTTTGAGTTGGTACTTTACCTAATTCAGCTGCAATAGCTAATTGTACTATCTTTAATACATCTACAGGATTTATTTTAGGTCCTACTAAATCAATAGCATCAATTACACCTCTGGAATTCATAGCATATAACTGACTCCATCTATGATGTCCGTCTATAATATATTCTCCATTGTAAGTTACAATTGGAGCTTTAATAGTTACTGTGTTATTTCCTAAACAATTAGCTAGAGAATCTGCTTTTGTTAATGGCCACTTCAATGACCCATTAACATCAATTTCATTTTGAGTAGGTCTTAAATCAGTTACTTTAATTGCTTTTGAAACTGCTTTTAATAAATCATCTGTTTGGTCTCCGTCTGTTCTGCCTGAAGTGATAAATGCTTGCACTTTTTTATCAGACGCTAATGTACCTAATTTAGCAACAAACTCTTCATAGTTTGAAACTTTAGTAATTAAATCTTTTACTTCTTCAGCTGCTTTATCATCTGTAGCATCTTCGTTAATTACTAAACCTGCTAATTTTCTAAGTCTAATAGATTCTTGTATTAATTCGGTTTTCATTATTATTTTATTTTTACCAAGCTCTACATGACCAATATCTAGCTTTCCACCTAGGTCCTGGATTTTCACAATTATGTCTTGCTCTAAAAGATTTTCTTCGAGCTGGATTGTTCTTTTTAATTTTCATTCCTGGCTCACCAAATCCTACTTTTACTACATTTCCTTTTTCATTTCGTACATATACTGCACGCTTTCTAGGACCTCCTGGAGTATAAAATGGTTTGCCTAATTTTACTTTTCTGCCTTTATATTCAGATTCCTCAATTACCTTGTTATCTTTTTTTTTGACTCGATATATAATTCGGTTGAAGATTCTTTAGGCATTTTCATTTTTTTATCATAATCGCCCATTTTAATTCCTTTTTGTTGACTCTTTTCTCCGAATGCCATCATTTCCAAATCCTTTTCAGTTTGTCTAAAATCTTCAATTTCATTTTCAAACCAATCAGCAGCGATAGCACAAGTATTCATTGCTTGAGCTACATCGTCTTGATCTGCATCTGGGAATTTCTCAAATCCTAAATCGTAAAACTCATCCCATGCATCTTCATCTGCTAAATCTTCCAATTTCTTTTTATTAGAAGTAAACCACTTTGAAATTTCATCATGTAATGAAACTGGCTCTTCTACTGCTTCATTTAAAGATTCTTTAACAATCTTTCTAATAGTAGTACGAATAATATGCTCTTGAATTTTATGATCTAATAAATCAACTACATCTTCTGGTTCTAATGACAATGCTTTATGAAACATTGCATCTGCTTGATCAGCTTCTGCTTCTGCTGCTTTTAATTTTTTAGCCATTGCAATTAATGCTGGCTTTAGTTTTTCTTTTTTAGCTGGATCTGTAGCGTTTACAAATGCAGTTTTAAGAGTTAACATATCAGCTTCAGCTTGTTGCATTACAAGCATCTTAGACTGAAGTTCTTCAGTAGCCTTTTTTAAGTCTTTTGAAATTTTAGGATCCATTATATGTTTATTATTTTTGTAAATGTGTCATTAATACTCCACCTATTGCTGAAGCGTGTACTGCTAAATGATTTATAGATTCAATATCTAATTTAGTTTTTCTTTTTGTAAAATCTAAACCTAAAGTGCCAATAAATTTACCATCTATAGATTTAATTGCAAATAAATATCCAGATTTGCATCCAGACTCTTCTGCTATATATTTCAATCCAAATGTTGGAATTTTTTCATCTTTAAAATCGTGAATTTCAATTATATCATTTTCTAATAACTCATTAACTGATTTTGAAAATAAGTTAACTGGTATATTTTGGAAATTATTTTGTATTGATTGAATTCCTACTTTAACGGTTTCGTAAAATACACTGAATTTAGCTATTGATTTTCCGGTTGGATAAAAATGACCTCCATTGTGAAATTGAGCTACCCATACTCGATCTGCGCTGAATTCATCTTTTATATGTTCAATTTTAGTGGTTACTAAATTTCCTATTTCTACAGCATCTGCAACCATATCGGATGGAGATTTTTTGCTGTCTAAATGAGCTTTGATTAGCATAACTAATATTGGGCCTGCGACACCAGTTAAAAATGCTACTATAATTTGCGTCATTACTTATTGTTGTTGTTTAATTCGTTTATAAAGTTTTCTTTGAAAAGTACAAATTCTTTTTCTATTTTGTCTGCAATTTCTTCTGCAGTCATTCCACCATTCCATTGTTCTGTCGTGCCATCTACATTGGTAAAGTTAGCAGGGTTTCTAAAAGACTCAATTAATTCTTTAGCCTCTTGCTCTGCATCTTTTAACCAAGCTTCTGCATTTTTAAGCATTCTTTCTTTTTCATACTCTTCATATTTTCCTTCAATACGAAGATTATGTTCGAAATCTACTTGACAGTCAAAACAATGTTTTTCTAACTTCCAGAACTTTTCATCCAATCGCTTTGTCATTGAATTATTGCACTTAGGACATGTCGACGGCATTTTATTAGCAATGAGTTGACGGATTTCATCCATTTTACCCTTTTTAATTTTAAAGCCTTCTCTTTGCTCCCATTCATCCCCATTCTCAACCCAACATTCACCAACCGCTCTTTTTTTGTTTTGATTAGCAACTTTATCTGCATCTGAAAACCCAACCGTTGTTTTATTTTGAGTACGGTGAGTACCATCTAGCATTTTTTTAATTGCTTCTATATTACGTAACTTCGTTGCCATGGCATTTTTTTATTTATAATAATAATTATCTTATTTTTTAAAAGATGTCGCTAATCCGCCTAAAATGAATTTACCAGTAATTTTAAATGGTTTATTGTAAATTTTAGTATCACGAATAACAATACCTTCATGCTCTGATACGGGGCCTAATGGAGAATTTAGCTTAGCTAAAATAGCATCTCCTAATTTCATAGTAGCTATGTAAATAACAAACCCATCTACTGCAGCTTTGTAATCTTTAGGATCTGCAATGTATTCTGGTAAAGCTACCCCGTCTGATATTTTAATTAAAACATCTTTAGATAAAGCAGCTATTCTTTTACCATCTACGGTTTTAATATCTCCGTCTGGTATAGTTGCTTTTGCTAACCATTGAGAAAGAGTTTTAGTTTCTTTTTTATCTCCGAAATTAACTGTATATGATTTATTTAATTCTTTTGACAAATCAGGTTCTCCATCTAATGTAGTTGGAATAGAACCTAGCACTTCATATCCACGCTCTGATGCTGACGGTACTAAATTATTTAATAAGTCTTGCATTGCTGCTTTATTATATGCTTTTTCTTTAGTAGCTCTTTTAGTTGGAGTTACTTGTGCAATTTCTAACAATCCATGAACTGCTAGGAAATTTTTATTATAAGACAATACGTTAGTTGATCCAGCTACATATTCTAAATTGAACATTACGTTAGGATTATCCCATAATCCTAATTTTTTAAGAGCTGGCGTAATTTCAGATAATGCTTCATTGAAAATATCTAATACAGTACCTCCAATTTTAATCATTCCATGACCTTCACCAAAACGATCTGTTAATTCTGCTTTGGTAATTCCTTTAACATCTAAAGGTTTATTAGAACCTCTATCCATTACAAAAGTCTTTTTATTGTCTAGCGTAATTAAACGAATAGAAGCATTTACTCCATCAATTTTTACAGAAGCAGGTCCTTTTTTCAAATAATCAATTGATCTTTGAAATACAGTAACTAAATCTTTTCCTGTCTTAACCGTTGGAATATTAAATGGATGCGCCATATGACCACCCGCTCCGCCTTCCATGATCAAAGACTCTTCAATATTTACTCCATAAACGGTTTTAGGAAATTCATCGAAATCGTATACAAATGGCTTACCTGTATTAGTATCTAAAAAGTCTTTTAGTTTAATCATTTTCTCGTCATGTGCTTTTTGTTGTTCTGGAGACATATATCCTTCCATAAATGAAGAAGGAGTTATGTATTTTTCTGCTTTAAGTACTTTAATTAATATACCAGCAATAAATCCTCCTGGCATAACTGCAATTGCTGTTAATCCAATTGTTTTAAGAACATCTTTTAATTGATCTCCTATTTGTTTTTGTTCAGCGTCTGTTAAAGTTTTCTTTCCAGTTGCAGCTAATATCAATAGCTTGAAAGCTTCTTTGGTTTCTTGACTTTCTTGCTTAATAGCTTTTACAAACTTACTAAATTTAGATTTAATATCTTCAATTGAAACTGCCTCTGTTAATTCTAACGATTCATTCCACCAATCTTTACTAAATAATTTAGTTTGATCTGGTTGAGTTGTTTCTATTTTTAAATTCTTTTTTTTCATTACTTCTGCAATTGATAATTTAGATTCATTTACAGCTTCTAATTTATCAAATATCATTTTAGCTAGCTTTTCGTCATACCAACCAAAAACAGCTTTGAATAAATTTATCTTTTGAGATCTAGGAGTTTTTACATCACCTAAAGCTTTTCTCATTGAGGTACCTGACATTTCTCCGTATCCTGGAACGCTCATTGAAACGTGGGGTGCAACTACTAAATATCCATGTTTATCAAAAGGTTGAAGATTTGTTTTATTTGCTTCATATTCTTGAAAATATGAATCAGATCCATCTTTCTTTTTACCAATTTTAAACCTAGGATCTTCTTTCATATCTTTTGCACCTACCATAAATACTACTGCAGTATCCTCTGGCTTGTAATTGCGCATTATCTCCTCCGCTTTATATGGATTCTTTACCTGTACAAGCCTATCGTCGAAACCATAATGTCTTATAATGTCTGCCTTGTCTTTGAAAGAAAAGGGCGATTTAGGTAGGTCTATGACATTCGAAGTTGCTATGTAGCAATTCGCTCCGCCAAAGTGTTGTTGCAGCCATTTGAAGGCAGCTGCGTGATGTTTACCAAACGGCTGAAATCTTCCTGGATATATTGCTACTACGTTTTTTATCATGATTGATAATATAAATTTTAAATTACAGTTCCTTTAAGTTCAGGTCTCCATTGTACAGTTAACCAATGGTCGCCAGGAGTATCTAAAGTATCTGCTAAGACAGTGCCTAAAGCTCGTAAAATGTATCCAGCTGTACCTGGACGTGTAGTACCTAATGTCGTAATGCCTCCGCCAGTCGTATCGCGAGGATATACAGTACGACTAGGTAGTATACCTGAACTAAACCCACCCCAATATGCGCCATGTGCTTTAACAACAATTAATCCGTTAAACAATACTTTAACATTTGATCCAAACCCAGTCGATTCAACTACTACGCCAATACTACCCTCTGCTAATTTTGTATCAGAAGCGTTTGTTATTGCTTCCCATTCACCTGATGCTGCTACAAATTGTATTACATCACCGATATTGAAAGAAGCTCCAACTCCTATAGGAGCTAGCTCCATAATATTACCATCAAGAACTTTTAAATTAGTTCCGGTAAAATCGTATACTGTACCGGCAATTGCTGATATCTGAGTTCTAGTTCCATATGAATCTCCGGATGCATCTGCATCGTTAATTATAAAGCTAGCTTTATTGTAAACAGCAGCTGTATTAAACACGCCGCTACCGGAAATTATTAATAAATTAGTTCCACCGAAGCTTCCAGCATTATTATATTGCACATCATAATTACTTCCACCAGGACTTCCTCCTGCGCCAGATGTACCTTGAACTCCTTGAATGCTAGTGCCTGTCGCTCCTTGAACACCTGAATTTCCTTGAGTACCTATAGTACCTTGAGCACCTGCGCCAGTCGCTCCTTGAGTTCCTGTACCAGTAACTCCTTGACGACCTTGAATACCTTGAGTTGCTGTACCCGTAGCACCTTGAGCACCAGAAGTTCCTTGCGATCCAGTTGCGGCATTTAAAGCGTATGATGATGTAGTGGCGTAAGACGCACTAACTAACAATGTAGTTATTTGAGTTCCTGATCCATTGTATACTGCATTGGAACTTGATACTTGCATCAAGCTTTGAAATGAAGATGAAATGTATTGAGATGATAAATTTGTTATAGCCATTTTAATTGGTCTTTGTAATAAATATCTGTATTGTTATTAAATTAAATTTTAAAAAAATCCTCCTCCAATTGGATCTTCTGTTAATTCCTGACCCCATGAAGACCCTAAACCTCGAGTACCTGTTATAGTAATATTTTTAATCGAGCCTGTTATAGTTGAAATACCACTCGCGCCTGAAGGCCCTCCTATTCTTAAATACAAATCAACTCGCATTAATTTTCCTTGATACCCTGTATAATCTGACCCTCCGAATGGAACTTGATTAGTTAATTCAAGAGCTGAACCTTCAGCTAAATCTTCAGAAAACGTTTTAGTATAAGTTCCAACTGCAGTGCCATTCAATGACATATTGGTAGTATAAAAATGAGTCATGTCGTAATTAGATCCGGAATTTGCATATGACCAACTAGCAATTAAACTAGTTGTTTTAGTAACAACTGCACTTGCGGCCGCAGAAATTATCATTTTATTTTGATATGATATAGTATACTTAAACTCATTTTTCAATCCTTGAAATACTGTAGATCCTATATATGTACCTGTAGTGTTAAATCCAGAAAAACTAGCTGACTGTACAGTATACTCGGTTGGATCGTGATATAAAGTTCTTCCTAAATTTGTAGCGTCCAATATAGCATTGGAAGTATCAATCATTGTCTGAGCTGTACTAGCAACAACTTTATTTACTAAAATTGCAGAAGCAGTAACTTGACCTATTGTATTTAATTTGAAATTATTAGAGAATATTGAAATTGCTCCATTAGATGAGCTTATAAAAGATGAACTAGGCGATCCAAAAAAGAATGAATTTGTTCTAATGTCTAACGTTCCACCTCCTGCAGTAGCGTATTTAAAATAAGAAGCTGAATTTGCTACTAACTCTAAACCTACTCCAGAATATGATTCTGCGGAACCTAATAAAGGTTGAATAGATCCAGAATACATTACAAATCCTCCCGTTCCTCCTGGCGCGATTGCATTTTGAAATCCTGTATATCCAATACTGCGAATCATCGCTGACTTTCCTTTTCCTGAAATGTGAACTCCAGTTCCAGTTGAGCCTGCTACATATAAAGATCCCGTTAATAAATTATCATCACCTCCTATGTAAGTGTTGCCACCTAAAAATGTATTGTTTACAGATTCTACAACTTGTTTTGAAACAAATCCAGCAGGATTAACAAATTCAAATTTAAAATCTAATTTATCATTTCTTTGAGTTGTAGGTAAAAAGAACGAAGCGGTTACTACATTTGTATTAAATCCAAATTCTGTTTCTTGTCCAGATATATCTGTTTCATTTGAAAGAATATATTCTCCAATACCCGATGAGCGATAATATGATCTAATTTTAGATACTGTTCCTGTTTGAGGTTCTAAATTGTTAAAATATACAGTAACTAAATTGTTTGTATTTTGAGTACTAGCACTTACATTTGGTAATTGTTCAAATGTAAATGTTGGATTTGTACTAAAAGAAGCATTGCTATAAATATGCTCAATTCCGTTAGTCTGATCAACTGTTAAAGGTTGTGCAAGTTTAATTCCTATAGATGGTAGCAGAGTACCTGTGTATAATGGATCAGTAATAGAAGTAGTATTATCTAAAGTTATTTCATTACTACTATTAATGCTAACAATTCTTGCTGTAATTATTTCATAATCGTAAAAGGTGTCAACTGCTAATTGAACTTCTTGACCTACACTTAAATAATCAGATACTGTTTTATTTACTGGTATTGCTCCGGCAATTAATAATTTAGCGGTTAATGGATCCCATGTGTCTCCATAAGCTTGATCTAGATTAAACCATAAAATATCTGTGTTATAAATAAATGAATCAACACTGCTAGTAAATTGAGTAGTAGTTATTGTGTTAAGAGCAGCTGGAGTTGCATTCTGTAATGAAGATATTGGAAATGTAATTGTCGCGGCTTCTAAACTATTTGGATCAATTACATAATTAGCAGCTACTCCATTTCCAATATTTCCAATATATCCAGTTACAATTGGTGTATCGTTTCTATAATAATATTTAGATGATGAAAATGCTAATTGAGCTACTTTATTATTTCCGAAATAAGTTTTAACTATATAAGAACCTGTTGATGGAAATACAGTGACTTCTGGAAGGGCATCAAAAATTATTTCAGCTTCATTTCTTTTAGAAACATCAATATAAATTTGATTAGTCCAACGAACATTAATTTGTGTTGTATCTAATATCTTTCCATCAATGTCATAGTTTGCAGTACTGCAAATAGCAATAATTGCTACGCCTGGGGCAGTATCTTCATTTATATAAACTGTAACAATAGCAGCTTGTTCTGCTGACTCTAAATCTAAACTAGTTTCATAATAAATTGGATCTCCATTTGCATCTAAAATTTCAATGTATATAGGAGCTCCTTCTGCAAATAATGAAGCGTTTCCTTTGAACCGAAACACGTTTTTACCAGCAGTAAATTCAGAAGGCAGTTTAGACACTCTGAAATAATTGGGTGAGCTTAAACTAATGTCTTCTACCTGAACGTTTAAGTCGACTAGACCTTGGTATGTTATTTCTTTTTTAGCCATTACTTGATTAGGTATCTATTTAAAATAAATATCTAAATGTAATAGATCTTGGAATTTCCGTTGGTTTTAACAATCTCTACTAAATGGTCTACTACATCTCTCATAGAGTCAATATGAGAAATTACTAACATAAATGAAAATTGACTTTTTAAATAATCAAATAAATTGAATATGGAATTTAAGTTGTCAGAATCAAGTACACCAAATCCTTCATCAATAGCTAGGAAATTTGGTCTAGGTAATGAAGATACATTGATCAATGCAGTTCTAATTGCTAGTGACGATACAAACTTTTCCATTCCTGAAGTTAATTCTATTGGCCAGAAGTTATCTTGATCATATACAATATAACAATTAATATTTTTACCATCCATTTCAAGCATTAAATTGAAATCAACTAACTGAGTAAGTATATTATTGATTTCTTGTTCAATATATGGAACTGCCGTAGTAATTAAGTCATATGGAACTCCATCTCGATTTACTGCTTGTAAATAGTATTCATAGAATTTATACTGCTGTGTTAAATCTTTTAATTTGACAATAGATTCTTCTGCTTTTTCTTTTAATTTTTCAGCAACTAACATATTTGAATGACAATTTAAAATATCATCATTTAAAATACTTAAATCTGATTTCAATGAAGATACCTCGTCATTTAAGTTATTGATAACTGCTTTAATTAATTTATTTTCTTTAATAGCAGCTTCTTTTTTATAATATTCTTCAATTTGATGAACAACTTCATTTAATTTAGTTGCTAATTGATGTTGTTTAGAATCTATTTGATGTAATGCAGATTCGATAGAAGATTTAACAGATTCATTTTGATGAATTTCTCTTTGCAATTTATTATAATCTTCTTTTTCTTGAACAGAAGGAATTAATTCTGCAATTTTTTGCTTAACTACATCTAATTTATTTGCTAACTCTTGAGCTTCTGATTTATCATGCTCTATAGAAGCTTTAGTAGCAATAGCGTCTTTAACAAAAACGTTATCCATACAGAATTTACAATTTTCATCATATTCTAAATCATTAAGCTTTTCCATTTTTTCTAGCTTATGACGAACTTCTGCTTTAAGCCTTTCTACATGACCTACTAAAGTATTTTCATTAGTTTTAATACTTTCTAAAACATCTATACGAGCTTGAATTTCTGAAATATTAAATTTATTCAATTCCAAATTTAATTCTGCAATTTTGATTTCAACATTAGATGATTCTTCCGTTTTATTTACAGCATCAATGCTTAAATCAATTGCTAATTTTTCTACTTTAGATTTTGTGTCATTTAATAAATCAATATTTTCAATTGAAGAATCAATTGGAACTAAATCTCCAGTTAATTGAAGTATTTGTTCATTTATCTTTTCAATTTTACTTTCTAATTCAAGTTTATCAATTTGATAACTTTTATGTTCTTTAGAGAAAGTGTCAATGTCTGTTATTGCTTGTGCTAATTGAGTTCCAAAATCTTGCCTTTGATACTCTTTAACTAATGTAGCTACTTCTTTAATATCTTGATTGGCAATATTATACAAATCTTCAAATATATTAATATCTAAAAACTGTGCTAACAAATCTTTACGATCTTTTTGAGCCATATCAATAAACCCTGAATTGTTATTTTGCACTGACAACGCAGTTAAAACAAAATCTTCATAAGTTCCTAATAATTGTCTGATATGATCGTTTGTCTCACTTCTTTCTTTACCATTTAAAGATTCTTTTTGACCTAAATCGTCTATAGTATAAAAGTCAACATCTACCCTTACGTGGTTACCTCTTCCTTTAGTTGCTATCTTTTCAATAAAATAATCTTTTCCATCTAATTCAAAGTTAAATTTACATTTAAACGAACCAGATTTATTATTCATTACACTTGAAGCTTTAGATGTTCTTCCACATTTATCAAATATACAATATGTAATAGCATCTAACATTGTTGATTTACCTGAAGCGTTAGGAGCGAATATTCCATACACTCCTTTCATATTAGTAAAGTCAATTACATTGTCAATTCCATAACTAAACATATTTGAAAACTCAAATCGCTTTGGAATCCAAGATACATTTCGATTTATTTCTAATGTAGGTAATCCTGAATTTACAGTTCTATTAACGTGGCGAACTCCATCTAAGATATCATCATCTAACGCAAATTTATTTTCTAAATATTTTGAAATAAGTTCATTTTGATATTCAGTATCTCGAACATCTCCAATATTAATCTTTTGTACTCGAGTTTTATTTTGAGTAAAGTCATTAACTTTTTGAATTGTAAACTCTTCAATATTAAAATCAGTTTTAATTTCAGCAATAGCTGCTTTTAAATCTGCGGGTTCTGTATTTTGTGACTTAATTCTAAGACGAATTGTTTTACCTTTTAATAAATCTGGAATTGGATTGAAATTGTTATTATCAATTTCCAAAGTATAATAGCAAATGTCATTTGGAATTTCTACAAACTCTGCTTGAGATGTATTTGTATCCCACACTAACATTCCATGAAGTAAAGCTTCTGCGTAATTTTGCTGTATAAGTGAACCTGGATATGCGATAGTCTTCGCCTCGTCTAAATATTGATTAGGTTTATGAATATCCCCTAACAATGTAATATTATATCCTTTAAAAGTATCAATATCTACATTGTCATTAACTAACCGAAATCCAATGTCAGTTAAAGCGTTATTTACAGCTCCATGATGAAGTGCAATTTTATAATCTCCAGTAAATGAATCTGCTTTGATGAAATCTTTAGGTTTATCAAAAACAGACATAACTACAAAGTGTTTGTCGGCTATATGATATACCCCAGAATCTTTGAGATAATACATGTTTGGATGATTAAGTGCATTTACAATTGGAGTCAATGCATCTAATCTAGATTTATTGTTTAAATTACAATCGTGATTACCTGTAATTAATATTGTCGGAGCAATATCTGCAAACATTTTAAAGAACTCTTGCACAGATTGTACTAATTCCGGTGTCATATCCGTTTTGGCATGCACAATATCTCCTCCTAAAAATATAATATCATTAGGACCTATAGTTGCTTTAATAGCATTTACAGTTCTTTCAAATACCGTTTTATACTCTTGATGTCTTTTTAAATTTCTAATGTGGATATCAGCTAAATGATATATTTTATCAATTTTATCTATTCCAATATTAAATGTTTTCATTATGCAAATAATTTATACTCTATGAATTTCGCAAAAGTTAATGGTTGAGTTTCTTTTATTAATGTACACATTCTTTCAAATCCAATATCTGCTGGATCTTTTTCTTGTAAATCAACAAAATAAACTTGCACTCCATTGTTCATAAAATACTCTGCGTGTTCTAGAGCTTGTTTTTGAGCGTCTTTATCAAGACAAATATATACTTGAGTAACTTTGTTTTCTATAACCTTTTTACGCAAATCTTCAGATATAGTTTTACCAAATAATGGAATAACATTTCGTCTAACTGCAATTGCGTCAAATGCACCTTCTACTAATACAATAGGAAGTGACCAATTTATAAATAATTCAAATCCAACACAATTTTTAGAATAGTCTGGATTTTTATGTTTAAATGATTCTGCGTCGTAATAAGCTCTTCCTACAAAGAAATTTAATTTACCAAATTCATCATATGAAGGAATTATAATCTTTTTACTATATTCACCTGATTCACAATATCCAATACCATATTTTACTATCTCAGAAAGAGATATTTTTCGTTTGGCTCTTAAATAATGTATAGCATTTTTATATTCTATAGATTCAGAATGTTTATACAAGGGAATATACTCTTTAGGCAGGTCTAGGACCGTCATAGATTGGCGTAAGCCGTCGTTCTTACTGTTACTATATTTGGGTTGGCTGTTAAGTAATTTATACAGCTCAGACAGTTTATCACGGCTTACGTTTAATGCCTTAAATAAGGTCGAAAGCTTTTTACCTGACTTATTACAAACCCAACAATGCCAAGGATTTTCTCCTTTATCACTTGTAACAGATTGTACTTCTAATTTCTTTCTAGGAGAATGACAAAATGGACAATGATGAGCTATGTTACCTTTGTTAGTAACCTTACCTCTGCCTAAGACAGACTCGATCAATTGGATTAGCTTAGTACTTATCATCTAGATTAAATATAAGATAATCATTCGGTTACTCCAAATTATTTTAGCCAATCTGCAGGTATTTCTTTGTCTGCAAATTTGAACGAATACTTTATACACCAATCGGCATATGTAGTTTTTGATCCTTTACTAATTTTACTTTTAGAGTTTTGAAATAAAAATCTAATATCTAATTCTGGATGCTGAGCTTTAATTAACAAATGCTTTTTTCTGTCATCTGTTAAAAATCTTCCTTTTGTTTCTACAAATATTCCATTTGGAAGTTTAAAGTCAGGGTGATATTTGTGTTTAGTTTCTGGTTTAACATATTCAATTATATGCTGTTCATACTCTCCATCAACTCCCTGCTCTTTTAAAGAATTATCAATATCCATTTCCAAGCCACTACGGAATCCGTACTTAGCTGCAACCGCTTTTTTACTATATGGGTTTTTTCTTGCCATAACTATATTTTGTTTTATATATCGAAACGAATGATAAGATTTAAATCAACATCATCTCGTTTTTTAATTGGTGTTCCTAATTTTCCTACTGCTACTAATTCTCCATTTTTAGTATATAAACCTACTGTTGTAATATAAGGAGCAAAATGAGTATTTGATACTATTGCTTTTGGTACTTCTGAATTTACATTGTTATCTTCTCGAATTGTTGGATTAGATGTAAAGTTAAATTCATCTTCTTTTAGTTTGCAAATATATTCATGCTCATATAAAGTAACTGTTGAATTAAATTCTAAATAAAATTCAGTTAAATTACCTTGCTGTGTCTGACCTGTTAAGTAGTTATATACTTTATCATTGAACATTCTATAAATTCCTTTTCCATATTTTGGTCTAGGATCTGAAATTACAATAATACCATGCTCATAAAATACATTTCCAACTGCATTGGTATTGGTACTCATTAATACATCATATGAAGTAGTTGATATTGTAGCTCTTTCTGTGTTATTTAATGCTTTATTGAAAATGAAAAATTCATCAATAGCTCCTACAAATCCTTTATTGCCTATACTATTTGAATTTAATCCTAACGAGCCTAAAAATACATCTGCATTGTTATGGAAATTACCTTTTGGCGCATTTGTGCTACCAGCTACGACTCCATTAATACATAGTTGCATCAATGAACCTGTTTTTTGAAGTATTACGTGAATTCGATCACTAACATTATGTATGTTTGATAATGTAGAAGTGCTTCCGCCATCAGACATTTTACAAGTTAATGCAAATGAACCTGAAGGATAATAAATTTCAAATGGATATTGTGATGCGTTAACATTTACATCTAAAGTATTAATTAATTTTTTATTAAGAGTTTCTGCCGTGCCTGTTGTGCGTTTTGATAACACATATTGATCTGTTGCAGTTACTGCATCTCGCTTAAGCCAGAATGAAATTGCAAAATCTTGAGATTGTTTAAAATTGAATTCATCTTTGTTTGGAATTCGAATATAACTATCTTCATAGAAATGTGCTGCATTACCCCAAGATCCTGAAGGTAATTCATATTTAGGAGATATCCAAACATTTTTACCTGTTACAGTTACTTCAGGTACTATAGTATCTACTTTAAATACATTTACTATATCCGTATCTTCAGTGGATACTGTTTCTGAAGTCCAATTCTTTGCATATGTAGAAGAATTAAATCCTAAATATAAAAGTTCTTGATCAACTGGCTCTGGTAATGCCAAATCTATTAAATTGCCTTTTCCATCATCTACAAACGACATTGAAGTTGCTAACAATGCAGGATTGGTTAAATGCAATTTAACAGAGCCTGGTTTAATTCCTTCTCCAAATTGTTTTTGTGGAATTGAAATAATAGAAGCTTCATCAAATAAAGTTCTTTCTATTTTATATGGGTCTGAATAGCCAAATGTTTCAAAAGGTTTACCAGCTCTTTTAAAATATAAATGATCAAGACTGTACCACATTAAAGCAGATTCTTTAAAGTTAGCAGAATTGACTAATAAAGATCCTGAATCTAATTCTCGTTGCCATGTTTCCAAAGTTACTTTATTTCCTGAATAAACGTTTGGATTAGGTTTAATTGCAACTAATCTATCAATTCCAGAAGCGTCTAAACTAGCTGTTGACTCATATCTCCAAGACTTGAAAGCCTTAAAAGGAGTAATCGTTTGGTCTTGATTACCTATTTTTTTGAATGCACCTGGTTTTCCCATATATAGTAGATAGGCTCTTTAATATAAATATCAAAGAGCCTACTTATTGGTGTTTTTTATGTTTTTAGAAATCTAACTTAACTTTAATTAAAGCTTCATTGCTAAATGATTTCTGAATTGGTTGCGATAATTTAGCAACTGAAAGTAATTCTTGACGATCGTTATACATACCTACTGTCGTAATATATGTTTTAGGATCTCCGATAAATGTTGCTTGAGCAAATTCACCTACTGAACCTGTTGTGAACGTTGGGTTATTTGAAAAGTTATATTCACCATTTTTAATTCTTACAAAGAAGTGAGTTGAAGTTACTGTTTCTTCATTTCTTGCTTGCATCGCATTATTAACTCTATCAGCGCTCATTGCTCCTGAAATTGCTGTATATAATTTCCAAGCATTATCTCCTGCTACATTTGAGCCAGATACTATGTTAAATGAAGCTGATGCATTCATTGCATCTCCATTTAAAATTAACATTCCCATATCTGGGTAAGCTAATCCATAATATTTAGGAGCTGTTGAATTATGAACTCCATTGGTAATTGTACCAGATACAATATTAAATACTCTACCCGCTGCTGTTAAATTAGTTTCTTGAGTTTGACCTGAATCGTCAATTAATTTAATAACTGAAGTTCCTAAATACGCTACGTTTGAACCGGTATGTGCATTGTTTGGTGCAGAACCACTTAAATTACCTAAATTAATTTGCCAATTTCCTGGATCTAATTTATCTTTGATTCTAGCTCTATTAAAATTAACTGCATATACTGAATCTGAAGATTGACCATCACCAAAAGTAAATGTTGTGTCGCCAGGGTTTAATAGCAATAAACGATATTGTGAATAAATAGCTCGAGCAGGAGAATCGTTTAGCGTTCCAGCTGCTGAAGATCCAGAACCTAATCTATGACCCCATGCAATTGAAAATTGTGATTCTGAAGTGGTAGCATTACCATTCCATACATCATAATAATATCCTTTTGATGCTGCTGATTGAATAGAACCTGTATAAGCATAAGACATAGTCGCTGCATTACCAGAAAATAATCCAGTTGTTACAAAAGTCTTTTGATTTTCGATAATATCAGAAGCTGCATCAAATCTAGTAAATACTCTTCCGTTAGCAGCTGCCTGTGATTGCAATGCCTGCTGCTTGATTATTTCATTTGCTATCGCACGAGCTCTTGTCTCAATTTCACTTTGAAGTTGAGCGGTTTGAGGCAAACTAACAGCCGGAGCTAATGCAGCTCGTGGTGCAGATACTTGAGCTAATGACGCTGGCGCCATTGCTGTTGGTAATGTTACTGTTTGTCCAAATGGTAATCTAATTACTCCCATGTTATTTTATAATTTTATTATTGTGCGTTACTAATTGAAGTACCAGTTGCTGTTGCTAAAGATGTTTTCTTAACTGTAACGTTAACTGTTGTTCTACCACCTGTTTCATTTCCTATAATAGTAAGCGTTGCTTGAACATCTGATACTAATTGTTGTTTAGCAATTAAATTAAAGCTAAATCCAACTGCGCTAACAGTCTGAGCTGCTTCCGAATCTCCAATAAATCTAGGTACTGTAGGACTAACTCCTGAAGTAACTGGTTGGTTAACTTGCAATGTAGCAACATCTGAATTAGATAAAATTGCTGTGTAGCCTAAAGTTGCATTTCCTTTATCAAAGTTAGTTGTAGTTGGTACTACGGTAAATCTTTGACCAGGAGAAGTTAAACTGATTGAAGTTTGTGAAACTGATATAACTGGAATCCTTGCTGTTTTCTTAGGCAATGTTACCAATTTATAACGCATAATATTTGATTCATCTGCCGATGCTTCTACTAAAGGCATATTTTCTATAATTACGCCATAGTAATCAGACCCAAGTGGATGAGCAGGATTCCATAAATCATAATCGATTTCGTCATCGCTCAAAGCAAATTGAGTAATTTTAAATTCATCTTTACCGCGAGCAAGTAATTCTCTACCTTTTTTAGTAAGAATAGCATCTACGGTAATTGTACTGTTATTTAAGTATCCCATTTTATTTATACCTTTTTAATAAATATAGATTCTTTAAAAATCTAATATTATATTGATTTTGTTTTAGTTCCTGATATTGATTTATTTACGGTTGTAACCTGATTGTTTGCAAATACTATTGTATTCGGATTAACTTTGGTAATTTTTACTACTGGGCCGCCATCTACTGTATTAGCAGAATTAATATTAACTCCGGCTCCTGTTAATTTACTACCAAACCATTTGGCATTTTCATTGCCTGTGCCATAAAAATTATTAACTTCTGCATATTTTAAGCTTGACGAATAAAACTTATTCAATGAAGCTGATACGGATGAACTATAAAAATATTCATCTACAGTTAATAAATGATTAGATAATCTAGAATTATATACTGTAGTTTGTAATACATTGTATGATCCAGATTCAACTACTTTATATTTTCCAATATAACGATTTTGAGTCCACGCGTCTCCTAAACGATCTACATTAATAGCTCCTTCAATTGTGCTAGGATAATATTCATATTCACTTGAAAGTGTAATTTCATTTGCAGCTTTAATTTCTCCTATTTTGATAGGATCAACATCAACTGACAATTCATTTGTCATTGCATCTACAATACCTTTTAATGACTGATACTCACTACTTAAAATTAATTCGACAGGTTCAATATTAGCTTCTTTAGTTAAGTTTTCTATTACTGGTTTATTAAGTAATTTAACTTTACTTCTTTCTAATACGTTTGGTTCTACAACTAAACCTACAATAGCATTTGATCTTTGAGGTAGTAATAACTTTTTAATGTATTTAAACATTGTAAAGTCGTATATTTCCAAAGCACGGAAATAAGCTTCGAAGTCATTTCTATTTTCATATTTTTTCCAATATGAAATTGCAAAATTATTTAAGTCTCTGTAAGTGTCGTTATAGGTATCGTTTGGATTTCCAATATAATCGTCAATTTCAAAATATCCTAATTGATTAAAAATATCTTCATTAATTGCTGTTTGAGGAGAAAAGTAAATACCTAATCTATTAGAGTCTATGGAATATCTATCAAAAGAAGATTTCTCAACTCGAGTTTTAGTATTCAATCTAACGTTAGGATCTAAACTTGCAGATTCAATTCTTACTTTATTTGTATATAAACTTGAACCTCCTAACGAAGGTGATGGTGTATAATAAATTTCTTCAAATCCTTCAAATTTAATTGATCCTGAATTTGCAAATCCTGTATAATATAAAGATCCTGTATTTACAGTTTGATTAGGATGTACTGAAGGCTGATAAAGTGAGCCGCTTAATATAGATTTATTTGCTAGAGTAAATCGTTGCAATAAATGGTCATATGGTTTAGATGCTTCTGAACCGGCTGTTAACGTAGCTCTATCAGAGTTGTACGTATATGTAGCAGGAGATGCTGCATGCTCAGCTAATGAATTATCATTTAATGATCCAGACCATAAACGAATTTCATGATAATGGCCATTAAATTTAGATAATGCAGTGCCTCCTAATCCATATATAGTACGAGCGGAACTGGCAGTTCCAAAATTAAGTACATTAGCATTATATCCATATGGATCAGATATTAAATTACGATTTAAAATTGATGTAACTGTACTCGTAGAATGACTTCCTGATTTAATGTATATAGTATTGCCATATAGCGATTTAGCTACTTTTAAAGTAGTATCGTAAGTAATGGTGTCGTATCCAGCATAGCTAGTTATATTACCATCCCAATCTAATAAACCATATGTATAACAAAACGAACTATTTGATGTTAGGTTGTTTGTACGGAATATAGGAAAATTAATTCCAAACGGGGTAGGATTTCCAGTTAAGTCTAATGATTTTAAAAATAGTGACTCTCCATTTACCTGTAAAGTTGTTATAATTGCTGGACCTATAGAACCTGGCTGACTTACTTGATTAATTACAGCTTCAACTAAATTTCCTTTCCATACGTTATTAACGTTATCACTAATATAAGCTACGGCAGCTCCGTCCCAATTACTAGCTGGCTCTATATAATTTACTGTTATAGTAGGAGTTGAATCAGTTACGCTAGTAATGTAAATATATCCTAATAAACTATTAACATTGTCCCATATAGAAGCAATACCAGGTTGAAGTTTATTTTCAATATTACCATCTTTATTAAATTTTACTTGACCACCACTAAATGGTTGATTAATACTTACTGGTTCCTGTAAACTTCCAGACCAATATGCTTTAGGTTGAGTTGTTATCTCATCGTAAATGTATACTGAGCCTCCTCCTAATAATCCAGATCCGTTATTTGTATAAATGTCATTTACATTTACAAGAGAATATGAATTAGCTTGATTTATTTCTTCTGATATAGCAACTGTATGCCAGCTATCATCAAATATTTGTAAATTAGGAATTGTAATTAAATTAGTATAAGAAGAGTATCTTAATGTACCTTCTTGATCATCTGCGGCATCTTTTTCTAAATATAAAGTACCGTATAATGAGTCACTCATTACATTATAATAACTTCCTAATTGATATAAATTGTTATTATCTGTTTTAAATCTAAATTCTAGCGTATTAGGAGCTACGTAATTATTTAAACTATTTTTATAAGAAGCTAGCGGTAACTCTAAACTACCTGTTTGTGAGTTCCAAGCATAATGATAAACATCATGCACATACTCTGGATAATGATCATTATCAGTAAATGTTGAAGGACCGCCATATTCTTTAATAGTTAATACGGATGCTGGAATACCAAAACAAGATAAAAGAGCTTTTACAGATCTAGAAGTGCCTTTGGTTTTTAATATATAAGGTAAATTGTTTACAATTCTTCTCCAAATTTCTTTTGTATTAGATGCGTCTGAAATTGAAGTAATTCCATTTGTACCATCTTGTAAAGCAATTCCATTTTCATCAACACCTAAAGAGTATTTCCATAATTCAGAAGATGATCTTCCATTTAATAGATTAATGCCTAAAGAAGAGGCTACTTGATAAAGTAAATCTTCAGACATACCATCTTTAGGATGTTCTTCTCGAGTATGTATACTTGAAAGACTGTTAACGTAAGTCCATAAAATATCAAAATGCTGACCTAACATATTTACAAACAACAAAAACTCATCTGAGTCGTCTGAGTCTTGAATATGTAAAGGAATTGTATTTTGAAGTTTATGTGTATTGAATCTATCGTATATTTCAGCTTTTTCTAATAAGTCTGCATAATAAGTTTCTCCATTAACAGAATTTGTCGCTTCTTGAATTTTAAAATATTCATATGGATCAGGGTCTCCTGCTTCGGTCCAATTGCTACTATATGTACTCCATAAAGTATAAGCATCTAACCAAGTAAATGCAGTAGCTGCTTTTTTAGGCCATGGGTCAATTGAGCCCGTGCCTGAATCGTAATGTGTATATAATCTAGAACCTGTTGACTCGAAAAATAAATACTTTTCAAAATCATCAAAACCACTTACAACTGCATTTCTTTTAAAGTAAACATCTGATATATTATTGTTAACGATAGTTCCTCCGATTACTTGAGATAAAGTTTCAGATTGATTTGTATAATATTCAATTAACTCTAATTTGTATTTGAAGTTTTTAACTCGCTCAACTGCAGATCCATAGTGAACAAAATTGTCAAATAATCTATAATTGATATTTAATTTAATTCCTGCTAATGAGCCAGAAAATTGAGAATCAATTAATTGTTGTGAAGTTGATACATTTGTAGATAATAAATCATTCCAAGATTTAAAGTCTGTTGCTACAGATCCTCCTTCTTCAGATTCTAATTCAAAATTAGGACCAGCTAATGTATTAACTGGATCTGGAATATATTTAGGAATAATAGAAACGACATCTAATATTGGATTGATAATTTCTTCTGAAATCCAAACTTTAGATTTTTCTCCATACTTTGCAGGTAATGGATTATATAGCTTTACAATTACTTCTGGAGTGTCTGTAAAATCAATATCAAATCTAAAATTAATTATTTGATACGTTTCATTAAATCCAAAGTTTAAGACAAATGAATCGAATATGTCATTTGTAGATAATTCTTCCCATCTATCACGCAATTCAAACAGCTGTCGTAATAATTCAGTATTAGAATTGTCAGCTAATTGAATTCTTAATTCTCTTCTAGAAGGCGATATTTCTTTAATCCAAGCTTTTTGGCTTTCATAACTACCTAAAATATTATCAACGAAATTGTATACTAATCTATATTGACCTCTGGTAATTCCTAACGTTTCTAATTCCTTAACAGCATCTATTCCTACATGTTGATAAGCAATTAAATTAGAAGTAGTGTCATTACTTTCAATAGAATAAATTGCTTTATGATTGCCGGTTAAATAAACTCCGTCTGGAGTATATACATGCAATTCTAAATTAGGTAATGAACTTGATTTTAATGTTACTGAATAATTTCGAACATCTAAAAGAGCTTTATCAACAGACTCTAATCTAGACACTTTTGAAGTGCTAGATGCTTTTAAAAGTTCTTTTTGATTAGTGTAAACTGATAACATTTATTTCTTTAATATAAATATCTTATTAAGATATTCCAGGTTGTTTTATTTGTTAGCCCAAACTTTCATTCCGTAATTGGTAAGAACTAATTTACCTTCATCAGTTAATAATAACGTTCCAGTGTCTGATAGTGCTGGTTTAACCGTATTATTTTGTCTAGTACTTATTTCTTTAACCCATGCAAACGTATCGTCAGTGCCATTATCAACTAAATTAATGCCTAATCCATATTCATATACTAAAAGGTACCATGTACCGGCAGTCGATCTATAAGTGTTAGACGCCCAGTCAGCTTCATATGGAATATCTTTAATTGCTTGACCGTAAATATCAAATTCTCCTTTATATACTACGAAGTTTCTATCATCTTGCATTACTGCAATGTATTTTTTATTTTTTGATAACAACCTGTCTGCTGGGATTCCATTTTCAATTTTACGTGAAATTAGACTTTTATTAAAACGTAATATATTTGAAACTTTATTTGATTCAGGTTCTGCATTTACCGTAGGAGTTCCTGGGTTTTGAATCATAGTTTTCATTTGCTCTAAAAGTTGAGCAATTCTATCATTAAGACTTTTAATTTTTTGAGCATCTGTTTGTTTACTAGACAATAGTGTTTGTCTTTCAGTTTCTAACGCATCTATTTTAGCTTGTAAAAAATTAATTGGTGCACCGCTATCTTTACGAGTAAATTCAGCAAACTCAACATCAATAACCTGATTGAATTTTGTTTGTGATGTTTTTTGTGTATTTAGATTAACTAAAATTCTTTTAGAAGATACATCTTGATTTTTATCAATAACAGTCATTCCCTTTGAGTCTTTTTCAAAAGGAGGAAATTTAATTGGTTCAATTTTATCAGGATTGATTTCCCCTGTCATTATTTTAGCAGGGTCAAATTCATGTAACTCGTATGATATCATTATTTAACTATTTTAAATGTAAAATCGTTTGAAGTAAAATATTCTGTTACTCCAGAAAATATTGATTTAATTTCAAATTTATAAAATCTTTCTCCATATAACATAGTAGTGTAAAAATCAAAATACGATCCTGCACTAGTAGTACTTATTTTAGTATAATCACTGTATGGAATAATAATATTGTCGTTATGAGCATCTTTGATTTGATAATACGACGTTGCTGGTAATGCTTTTAAAGTTGCAAACGTTGAATTTTGACTAAATGCCGGTCTAGGATATTTTGGTCTAGCTCCTAAAGAAATTCTAACTTTTTTATCTTTTAAAAATTCACCTTTGAAAGAATTTACATAAACAATAGGATTGTCTTCGTAAGTTACGACAGATAAAGATCCTGTGCTATATAAAGAACCTGTCCAGTTAATAAACAATTGAGGTTCATATACTGTATGAGTATCTGATCCATAAAATTGCATTACTGTTTTAGGCCAATGTGCTGTTGTAATTTCTGAATTTTTAAATGTAACTAAAAATCCATTATTTGTCATTGAACCAGTATGCCAAGCTTTAACAATATTAGTAACATCAATACTTAAAGTATCGTCTGTTTTAAAATTAAATGATTGACTAACTATTGAAGCTGTATACCAAGATCCACCACCTGTTTCAATATTATATGCTCTAGCTGTTCCTGCGGTTGTTATATCTGACCAATTTAATGATCCAGTACCGGAAACTGATTTCCAAGTAGCTCCATCCGTAATGCTATCGCTATTTTGAATGCCGGCAGGAGAGGTTAAATAACCTGTTCCATTTACCCAATTATTTGAAACTGCTTTTGCTTCAATATTATATGATTGAGGTACTTCAAATTCTTGTACAGTATACAATTTTAAATCTGCAGTAATATTATTTATTGAAATGCTATTATCAGATAATATTGAAGATAATGAAGACAAATCAAATTTGATTAATATTCTAGATTCAGACAAATCTCCTGTTGAGTTATCTCCTTCTTTTCGCAGTTCTAAAATTTGGTCTAATCCAGTATTTCTATAAGGATCAGTTTCGTATATTGTAGTGTCTTGTAATGTAGGTATTGACCAGATCATAATTAATTATATTTAAAGCGAAACAACTTTACCAATGATATCTTTATTTGGATATTTAATTTCAAATATTGAAGGATCTAATGAAGGATAAATTACTCCTGCTTTAGTCGCTGCACTTATATCATATACATTACCAGAGTACCCACTATTAGTATCAAATAAATTTGCAATTTGTACTGAAGTAACTGACTGAACTCCTTCTACTCGATCTAATTCTGTATATAATTTCGAAATAACTATAGGCTGATTAATTTGCCATAGCTTGTTATTAAATATCGTTTTTATTTTATCAATACATTTAATTAGAACTTCATTTGAATTGTATTCAGGTAATGTAATAATTTCAAATTTCACTCCTATATTAATAATGTATGCAGTTTTAATATTAACTGCATCTGTTAAAATTCTATAATTGTTAATGTATGTTTTTAAATTTTCTTTCACAGCTGCATTTAACGGCGCCAAAGCTCCATTTCCATCATATCCTAAAGTATATAAGTTAATGGCTAATGGGTTAGGTATCATCTCTTGACCATTGTCAGGATTAATTTGTTGATCTTGAATTACATATGCTTTTGCAACAGATCCAAATCTCGAAGGCATTGAATATGCTCTAATAATATAATCTTGAGTCGTTACCGCTCTTTGTTGAGATGCAAAAGATGCCATTGCATTTTGTCTAATCTCATCAATCGTTTCTTCACTTTTACCGCCTGCTGCTGGAAAAGGATTGGTGCATGCAACTGAAGCTTTAATTCTATTTAATAAAGTAGCATCTAATGCTTGAGAATCTATTTGATATGTTACGTCTGCTATATTTTTCAATGTATATGCAGCTGCGTTTGATTGAACTCCTCCACCGACTGTATATCTAACAGTTAATGTTGTATTTGAAGGTGCCAAACCATATGATTTTGTATACATAAAGTTTGAAGGATCAATTGGATGGTCAAATTGAATTTGCAATCCATTTAAACTAGAACCGACATTGTCTGGATTAGGAATAATTTCTTCATCGTCATTATCTGATATACCAGGTCCAAATTGAATTTCTAAATTTTTATCAGATCTAAATTTAGTAATAAATCTTCGAGCTGTCTTTTTTAATTTTAAAAGATAAGGTACATCTACATATGCTGATAACTCAGGATCATTTTGTACTGTATTTGCAATTGATTCAAACACCATGTCTTGTGCTAAAAATGGCACTTCAGTCCATAAATTATTATCTGAATCTGTTACAGATAAAACTTCAATAATGTCTGTGTCGCTAATTAATATTTTATCAAATCGTTTTGCATTTTCAAACTCAAAAGTTTTAGTTTGAATTGTTCCTGAAAGAGCTTTTACGCTTTTCTTAAGTAAATAGTACTCTGGAGTATTATCAACATCACTTACTTGATATACACTAACATCGGTAGGATCAAAACTGCTAGAAGCTGCAAAGTTAATTAAATTTAAAGTTCTAAATTCAGTGTTAGTTGTTTCAGAACGAACAACCATATTTTCTTTCAAAGTCAAAGCGTAAGTCCAATCTGGTATTTTTCCATTTGCACTTGACTTAGCAGGTAATAATTGAAATACATCTAAATCAACAGAAGCTGGAATTGTATTTTTAACTTTATAACCTACATTAGAAGCTAATGCTAATACATTAGGTTTATTAGAAGCGTAGTCTAATAAAGATTCTTTTAATTGGTTATCAGTATAGTATGATAATACATCTCCTACATAAGAAGCCATTTCAATAAACATCATACCAGGTGATGATTCATTGAAGTCATTATAAGTGTTTGGAAAGTAATTTTTTGCAAACTCAATTAAGTTAGCTCTGTACTGACTAAAATCCTTATTTAAGTATCTTATATCTTTTTTGTTCTGCGCCATTATATTATATTACTGCAACCGTAGTTGCTGTTGCTAAAAATGTTATTGGTATATTTGATTCTTGATCATTAACCGAAACTTGTAATGATATTTGCACTCCATGTTCTTCTCTACTCGATCCAACTGCGATAACTGGATTAACTTCTAAAGAATTTATACTAATATACGGAAGCCAAAATTCAACAGCTCGTTCAATTGAGTCTTTTATAGAAGCTTTTAAAATATCATCATTTTGTTCAAATAGCGAATCTTGTAATTTAGTTCCAAACAAAGGTTGCATTAATCGCTCTCCTTGTCTAGTTAAAATTAAATTCTTTAAATTTGATATTGCTTGGTCTTCCGTAGAATACGACAAATCAAATAATCTACCATCCACGCCGATAATAGGCAATTTTATCCCAACTGCTACATCAGGAAGTAAATCTATAGGATGATATCTTTTTTCGTATGACATTAGTTACCTTTTTTCTTATCGATTGCTTTCATTAAAGCAGAATAGTCTTTTGTCAATGCACTTACAACAGCAGCTCCTTGTTCAGTTTGTGCTAATTGATTTACATCAACTCGATTACCATTAATATCGGTAACCGGCATTACTGATTTTGAAGTTGGTCTAGAATTCATTGTCGGCCATTCTGAAAAATCATTGTAATTAGTTTCTTCTTCCATATATGCTACTGGGCCTTCGCTAGCGAAGCCTCTTGTTTCATTTAATAAGTCATTTAATACAGGATCTTTAACAAGTTGTTTTTTAACTTGTGGTCTTGGTTTAATTGAATCTTTGTATGTTGGCACTTGAGGTGCTGGTTTTTGCTTAGTTTCCGTTATAACAGAACCAAATTGTTTTAATTCTGTACGAACCGCAACTTGAACCTCTTCTCGAATTACTTTTCGAAGTGCTTGTATAAAATCTTTTGAGTTCATAGTTCTTCTTTATTATAATTATTTACTTTATGAATTTACTGGAAATTTATGCTGGTAATACAAATCCTGCTATTGATGTTAATTTAGGATTTTTCTTAAATACTCCTACACCATCTCTATTAAATCCGCCACCTGTTGTATTTCCTTCAATAGTAACTATTCTTCCGTTATTAGTAACTTCAGCTACAAGTCCTATATGATGTGCACGTCCTCCTTTAGTAATATAAATAGCTGCGGCTCCGATAACTGGAGTTGCTGACCATCTATTATTTTGTTTAGCCCAATTCATCCAATTTTGACAACTAGCTGGTCCGGGTGGAACTGACATTCCTGCTGCTTTCCACCATGTAGTTACTGCTGCAGCACACCAAAATGCTGGACCTGAAATTCCGGTATTTTTTAACATTTCAGTTACTCTACCACCAAAATTCGTTTTAACTGGACTTTCTAATTGACCGATATCTTTAATAGCTGCTTTAACTGCGTTAACTCCTTTTCCAATAGCTTTAGAATCTAAATCTACAGAATTATCTGCTGGAGCTGTATTTGAACCGCCACTACCATCAGCATTTTTTGCTTTTATATAAGAGAATAAATCATTTGCAGTTTCTTCAACACTATCATCATCTAGATCATAATCATCTGCGGGTGCATTTTGATTTTCTTCATCTTCAATTTCTTCTTCTTTAAATTGAATATATTCATCTCGAGTTTGTGTTTGCTCTGGAGTTTCAGTAACCGTAGCTGCTTCTTCTTTTATTTGTTTAACTTCTTCTTCTTTCGCAGCTTTTTCTTCCGGAGTCATTTTATAATCTGGAACTGCTAATACTTTCGACGACGTTCCTGTCGTTATATTGGCCGATTTTTTAGTGAACGATATCTCACTTAATAAAGAGTCTATTTTTCCTTTATAGGCTGCTATAGAAGCCCATTGGGGTGAAGCTGATAGTGGAGATGACGGGCCTACCGGTGTAAGTACTGTTAATTTTGCTAAATCATCTATTAATCCAGATGCCCATTCTTTCCATTTATTACCTAAAATTAATGGCTCATCAGAATCGGTACCTAATTCAATTTTATTACCATTTATAGATACATCTTCTTTTGAATCGATTGCAATTGAAGTTTCTGAAGATAATCCAATTCCATTCTTTGCAAAGAATATAATTTCTTTTTGGCTACTATTAAATACTAATCTACCTGATGAAATTAATAGTTGTGGAGTCGTACCCCATTGTTCATCTTTCCAAGAAGTTATTCCTTTACTATCAATTGAAGTAGTTACTCCAGATGCTTGTTCAAATTGAAGTTCTTGTCCAGAAGCCATTACAATGATATTATCATCATTTGTAAAATCTTCAGACACATAATCATTGATTTTTTTAGTATCTATTCCTTGCTTTGTATTTCTAAATATAGTAATAGGAGCCGCTTCTGGTCCTTTAGACCATCTTGGAGCTACGGTAAATTTACCTGATTTAGGAGAAGTTGAAAAGCGAATTGAGTTTCCATATCTACCTTCTATTAATACATCACCTACGTAAGGTTGTAATGGTTTAACGGTTGGGTTTTCTGTAAAGTTTTCGTCAATTTTAGGTTCTCTGGGTTGTTGAGTATTTCCAGCTTCAGACTCTTTATATTTATCTGAATCTCCCGCTGCTTCTCCTTTTTGAACTTGTTTAGCAGTTACTGTTGGTATAGCATTATGATGAATACTAGATTGTAAAGATACAATATCTAAATAGTAAGTGTCTGTAGTTGCTCTAATTCCCGTAGCGTAAGAGCTCGGTGCTTTTAAAATTAAAACTACTTCTCCTACAATTGGTACTCGTATAAAACTAGTATTTAATGGCTTTGCAGTCATTACAGATGCAGCTGCTTCTGGAGTATCGCTAGTTATAGGAGTATCATCTAGAGCTTTTACTTTTATACCATAAATTAAATTTGGATTAGCATCAGAATATAATACTTCTAATACTTCTGCCGGCATTAATTGATATGATCCAGCACCTGTCGATGATTGTGTTGCCATTATATTAATCCGTCTTGAATATCGTTAATTTCAGCTTCTATCTGATTTTGTTGAGTTGATAATTCTACTACTTTTTCATTAATAGTTTTTTCAGTTCCTACAATTTCATCCAACTCACCCATTAACTGTCTCTTTTCATCTTCAGATAACATCCATGAGTTGCCTGTTTCTGCTTGAACCCTATTACTAGTAGAAACTAGCCTCTGCACAACAGCGGCTAGCTTAACAAGGTGCTCATCATTCTTAACACCTACTTCTAAATATTCTTTGATTAATGGTACAATTATCGTAGCATCACCAATATTCTTAATTAAGGGTCTTAGTTCCCCAATTAACATATTTATCTGACGATCTTTCTTTGAAGAGTTAGAGTAAATATCTTTCATTAAGTCGGAGAACGACTTACCTTTGAAAATTTCTATATCAAAATCCATAAATTCCTTTAAAATAAATATCTTATTCTAGGAATTCCGACTTTTTAAATTTTGCTTGGTTAATTGTTGCGAATCCTGTCTTTTTATAATTGTCATACATTTCCATATAAGCATTTTTCATTGTATTGACTACTCTGGTAATGTATTGAGTTTTCACTCCTGTACGATCTCTTATTAAGATATAAAGAGCCTTTTTATTGAAGTTTTCAATGTTTTCTCTGTTACGGAATAATTCTAATACTGAATCAGCTACTGACATATCTGCTTGCTTTTTAAACATAGAAGATAAATTGTCATCCATATATTTAATAAACAAATCCATGAATTCTGATTTTTCTTGAACATCTTCTTCACGCAATACTTCATTAATAACATTTCTTCTGTCATCAATTACTTCAGGCTGTTCTGTATTTTTAAATTTATTATAATTTCCATTGTTATGAATAATTAAATAATTCTTTGCAATAATTGAAAAATATGAAAATGCCTTTCCTTTATTAGGATCAGTATACTTATGAATTTTCTCATTTAAAAATGCAACCACTTCATGTTTAACATCTTCATATGGAACATCAAAGTGATAGAATTTAAAAGTATGAATTATATTTTCAACTAACTTATCAAATGGATATTTTATTTCAGCGTCATAAATCTTATTACGCTCATAATCATTCTCTAATTGATTATAAAGTAAAATTGCATTTTCAGTATCTTTAGTAAAATATTGTTTGTTTTTAGGTTTGCGTCCTCGAGTTTTTACTTCTACAACTTCGTCAGTTACAACTTCTTCATTTGTAATAACTTCTTTAGAGCTTGCAATAACTTCGTCTACATCAGCGTCTATTATATTAATCTCTGTATTCATATGTTGATTGTACTGTTTTAGTTAGTTCTGATGATAATTCTTTGATATTCTGAAATACGAATCCTACTTCGTCGTCTGCTTCGAAAGCGCCGCGAATATCTAATTCCTTCAATTCAACTTCAGTTTGAAGTACTTTTTCTCTTATCTCTTCTAATTTAGATTGATAAAATAAAGTAGCTTCTTCTAAAGATTCATTTTGCTTGATTAAATTATAACAACCAAATGCTAAAGCTGCTATAATACATATTAATAATGTAATTACTATAATTGTCATTCTCCGAATATTTTATCAAATGCTGACTTCAAACTGTCGTCTACAGCTGGATTATTAACATTTGTTAGTTTTGATTTAATTCTATTAGGTGTGCTAGGCACTTCAACTACTTCAGGTTGATGTTGTAAATTAGCTTCAATTAAAGTAGCTAAATGATCTGAATGATGTAAAAGAATTGGCAAATCTGTTTTAAGTGAAAACTCAGGTAACCCTGCCATCAAATACGATTCATTTCCTTTTGAATACAAACCGTCATGAAGTTTAATTGCTAAATATTCATTTTCAGAAAATTCAACTCCATGCTCTTGTAATAAAAAGATACTTCTGTCTGGAACTTTCATGAATTGCAATTTCGGATTGATTTTATAAATCTGTCCTCTTTTAACGTGCCAATCAGAATCATTAGGTACATAATAATCATCTGTCGAAGATCCTACTTTTCCTAAATCGTGATTGATAGCAGCAAATACTAATTCTTCTTTAGTAAAAGTTTTAGTATTAGATCCTAATTTGTCCCATGTAGTATGCAATTCCAATGCACATTTAACAACTCTGTTAACGTGATCGATATATCCTCCTGGCCAACAATTATGTCTTGTTGAATGTGATGAAGCTGGAGCAGTTAAAACTCTATCTGCTAACTTTTCATACATCTTAACCAATGCTTCTTTTCTAGCACCACTTACATAATCATTTATGTAAGTCATTAATTGCTCCCATTGAGCTTCTGTATTTTGATTCATAACCTTTTTATTTTAAATAACTTGATCAATTAGACCTAACTCCATTGCTTTTACTGCTGACATATAAAAGTCTTTTCTACAAGCCTTACGCCAAAACTCATCATCTTGTTTAGTTCGCTTAGCCATAATTTTATAAAAGTCTTCTTCTAATTCATCAATATGGTCTGCATTTGCTTTAATGTCTGCAGACTTACCAAATATTTCAGCCGAAGCTTCATGCACCATAATTGTCGTTGATTTAGAAGCAGCACGCACACCAGTTCCACAACATAATATCATTGCTCCTGCTGACATTGCTCTACCTCTTGCAATTACATTAACTGGTACTGAAAGTGATTCGATATAATCAATAATTCCTAACGCTTCGTAAACATCGCCTCCATTTGAATTTAAAAGTAAATTGATTGGGTCTTCTTTCTTTTCTTCAGGTCTATTAGCTAATATAATTCTAACTTTAGAAATAAAGTCAAATAAATTACCTAACATAATATCACCATGTAAATAAACAATTGACTCTTCAATATTCAATCCATAATCTATTTCATCAAAAATAGAAGGTTCTTTATCTTCTTCTAATTCTTTTTTCTTTTTAGAAGAAGGTTTCTTAACTTCATCGTCATACACTCCTAAATTTATTCCTCTACTTTTATTCATATATTTTAAATTTAACTTAATATAAGTAATTCATGTGACATTACAAAATGTTACATCAATTTCTTAAGTTCTCGATTTGCTTTTGAAAGCCTTCTTGTGATTTCTGCTCTTTTACCTTTTCTTGTTTCTACAAATAAATCAGCTTTCAATCCTTTAATTTCAGTTCCTAAAGATTGCATTGCAATTTCTTTATCTGCTTTGGTTAATCGCTTTTTTTCTGTTTTAGGTTCAATTACTGTTGCAGGTAATGTGCCTTTTAATGAAGTTTGTTCTTCTCCTTTATGATAAACCGTTCCATCTTGTGCAACAAATTCTTTCATAAATTTCCATCCTTTTGGTTTATCTGATTTAACAGCAGTGCCTCTGAGTACAGGTGGTTCAACAATTTGGTTTACACATCTAAAGCATAATACAGCAACTGTGTCATAATTAACTGTTACCATTTCACTGCAAAGTCTTCCTTTGAAATGCTTACCTCCTGGTTCAGAATTTTGACATAACATCAATCGACGACCTTTAGCATCAATTTTAGTTTTAAATCTAGACTCAGCCATTATGCTTTTGTCTACTTCTTTTTTACCTTTAACTTTCATAACCTTTATTTTTTATTTAATATATTTTTGTTTCTGTACTTACACCACCTACATAGCCTTTTTGAATTTTCTTTCTTTTAAGCATTTCCCTTTCGTCAATAATCGGCTTTTTTTCGTCGTATATATCGTCTTTATCGGGCATCGGGGATACAATACTCAAGGGCTCAATTATCGACGAAATTTGGGGTGTTTCCGACGATTGTTCTGCCTGAATTTCAGGTAATTCTACCCTAGGTTCTTTCTCTTTAAATACTATTTCTGGAACTTCAAATGCAACAGGGCGTTCAGGCCTAGATATTTTAGTTTCTTTAATGCCTTCTTCATTTGATTTATTTAAGAAGTTAAATGCTAACACCATACAAATAGCTAGCGGGTCAAATACAATGATAAAAAGTAAAATTAATACATTTACTATTTTATCCATTGGAACATCTAATACTTTTGAAATGTAAGTCAATGAACCTAATTCTGAAGATAATTCATTTTTCAATCCTAACTGAGTCATACTAACTTGAAGTTTAGATGAAGAGTCTGAATAAGCAAGAATATTAGTATTTAATATCTCAATCTCTTTATTTAAAGTCTTAAGAGTTTTATCTGTTTGTCTAGCACTTCTATCTGCAGAGTTAGAACTTCTATTTGAAGTTATTAATTGAGTTGCTCGTTGTTCTTGAGAATTTCTAATAGAAGTTAAATTCAACAACTGAACATTTTTAGATTCTAATTGAGTTTTATATGTTGTGATGGATGCATCATAATATGATTTTTTAGCAGCTAAACTATCTGTTTGAGTTTGAGTTAAATCATATTTAGATTTTGTAGTTTGATATGCTCCAGATAGATATCCATAGATACCCATTGAAGTAATAATTGCAATAACAGTTACTGCAATTGATAAATACGCTCTTAGCGTCTTATTTACTGTTTTCCAGTTTTGATATAAAAACGAAGCTATTACTAATTTCGAAGCTTCTAATGTCGAAGCCATTGCAATTACAGCTATTGATGCTCCAGCAAATAATTTAGACAATCCAATGATTGAAAAATATGCTGCGCAGCCGGCAAGAGCTAATGCGACTATACCAACTAATACTTTCAGTGCGGTTTTATTCATT